GACGCTGCGGCGCCCCGCCCAATTACCGGGGGGGGGGCGCCGCTCTCGCAGGTCGGGCCTACTCGTCCTCTACGTTCCACCAAGCGTTGATGTTGTTGGAGACGTGGACGTCGAGCACGTCGTCCGCCCACGCCTCCCGCTCCTTCTCGGTCATCGAGTCCCAGTCATCGGGTAGCGGCACGGAGTCCTCGTCGCTCATGGTGCCCATCGCGACGCCGATCTTGAGTACCTTCGCCATGGCTACTTCTCCTTCTTCTCCAGGTACCGGTAGATGGTGGTGCGGGCGACGCCGAGTTCGTCGGCGATGTCCTGCACGGTGTGCTTGCGTTTGCCGTCATCGCCGAGTTCGTCGTACATCTCCTGCGCGAGGGAGACCTGCCGGGGCTTGAGGGCCTGCTTCCTGCCGCCGGTCCGGCCGCGCGCCCGCGCGGCTTCGAGTCCTTCCTTCGTCCGCTCGACCATCAGTGAGTGCTCGAACTCGGCGATGGCTCCGAGGATGTGGAAGAACATGCGGCCGACCGGAGTCGACGTGTCGATGCCCTGGTCGATGACGACGAGTGCCACGCCCTGCGAGTTCAGCTTCTCGGACAGCTCGATGAGGTTCTTCAGTGAGCGGCCGAGTCGGTCGAGTTTGGTGATGACGAACTGGTCGCCTTCGCGTGCGGCGATAAGCGCCTTGTCGAGCTCGGGCCGTGAGGCGAGCTTGCCGGACGCCTTGTCGACGAAGATGCGGTCGCAGTCGGCGGCCGTGAGTGCGTCCTCCTGTGCGTCGGGGTTCTGGTCGCGGGTGGAGACCCGCCCGTATCCGATTCTCATGGATTGAGCGTAGCGTAAACGGGGTTTTGCGCAACATAGTTAAGGACACGAGTTTGCGTCAGTTCGGTCCTGCGGCAACACAGTTCGCGACCGACTGCCCATCAGTCGTTCGTTTGCGGACACGGCCGCCAGCACTTCCAGGCACGACGAAGCGCCCCCGCTCCCCTGCCGAGGCAGAGGTGCGGGGGCGTTGTCACGCGGGTTCGTCGTCCGGCGGCCAGTCCGGCGCCAGAAACGGGTTGATGGCCGGTGCGGGCACGAGTTGGGGTTCGGCGTCCCCCAGCTGCACCGGCGACCGCATGTCCGTTTCCTCGCCATCTCGGCGCGGACGGAGCGGGATCGGATCAGGCATCGTTACACTCCAGTTCGACGGTGTTCCTGCTGGGCTTTGAGGAGCATGCGGGTCCGCTGCACCATCAGCGCGGCGACCGCCAGAAGGACGGCGGTGCGCACGCTGCGGGCGACGATGATGAAGCAGCCGTCCGGCCACACCGTCACCAGCACGGTGTACAGGCACAGCATGCCGACCGCCGCGGCGAAGCCGACCAGGTTGCGGCCCACCCCGCTGCGCCACCACGGGGCATGCAGGTGGTAGGCCACCACGAAGCCGACGCACGCGGCGACGGCCAGCATCGACGCGACCACGTTGAACCACTGGTCGATGCTCAGGTCTGTCATTGCGGTGCTCCTCTGAACGCTGCCTCGATCCGCTCCCGAAAGTGGTTCTCCTCCCGGGCCCGGCGTAGCTTGGCGGCGACGGCTTCGACAACGGGCTGGCGGGCCTCCGCCGCCACGCGGGCTTCGCGGGTGCGCTCCAGTGCGGCTTCGGAGGGCCTCTGCTCGGTGTCGTCACAGCCGTTGACGAGGCGTCGGATCCATGCGATCACCGCCGCTCACCTCCTCCTCGTCCGCGCGCCCCGGCCGGGGCAGTGCGGTGAGGATGTGCTCCCCCAGCTTCGCCATCTCCAGCAGCTCACCGGTCTGCTCGTGCTCGACCTTGCGGGCTGCTTCGGATTCCAGGAATGCCTGCCGCCAGTTGTCGCGGTCGGCGAGCGCGTCCTCGTGGGTGCGTCTGGGTACGAGCCGGCCGGTCAGGATGAGCAGGATGACGAGGGTGAGGAGTGCGCCGAGTCCTGCGTCGCCGGGGTTGATGCCGAAGATTTCGTTCACCGCACCCTCCCCTGCAGATAAGCCGTGCACTCGGTCAGACGCTCCGCGGCCCGGCAGACGGGTTCGCCGGCGACACCTGCCCGCGGGTCAGCAGCCCGAGGGTGGCGAGTACGACCGCGTTGAGGGCGCCGATCTTCTCCGGGCCGAGCTCCAGCCCGTAGGCGGCGAGCAGTGCGGCGACCGCGGCGACGAGACCGGTGAACGCCGACGGGGCGATCGGCCGGGTAACGGCGGCCGTAGCCGCGGCGAACACCGCGGAGATGACCGCGACGATCGCGCCAGCCTGCTCGGCGGACAGGCCGAACTGGAAGGTGACGAGCAGGGACAGGGCTGCGGACACGGTGGCGATGATGAGAGCGGGCTCTCTGCCGAAGATCTTCATGGTTAGGACTCCTGGTTCTGGGTGACGTCGATGTCGACCCTGACGACGGCGTCGGCGATGGCCTTCTCGACGGCCGCGACCACGGCAGCTGTGTCGACGCCGCTGCCGGCCTTCTCGGCGAGCGCACTGATCGCGGCGGACTGAGCGGCCACTGTCAGCGTCAGGGAGCGGACCCGGTTGCCGATGTCCTTCAGGTAGGACTGTGGCTGCCACGTCGGGTTGGTCTTCCGGTCCGGCGCGCTGTCCGGAGCCGCGATCTGATCCGGCTTCCAGACCGCGTCGAAGATGTCCTGCTTGGTGATGCCCGCCATCGGATCCTCCTCCTCGGGCGCGCTCGCCCCCTTGGCGAGCTGAATGACGCGGGCGAAGTCCATCGAGCCCGGGTCGCCGTGATCGTTCTCGGGTACGTGCTGGTGTCCGCACCAGCCGGTGAAGACGCGCCAGGCGGACATCGACATGCGGGCCGGGCTCGCCCCATACGAGGCGGGCGTAATCCCGGGCCGGCGCGCGTCCTTGCCGTAGGCGAGCCAGTCCTTCACGCACGTCATCGGCACGTCGTGGTAGTCGTGCAGCCAGCGCACCAGCCAGGCGACTTCCGCGAGCGCCCAGTCGTCGGCGCCCGGCCAGTAGATGTAGTCGACGCCGGCGCGCTTGCCGTCCCACACCGTCGACTTCTTCGCGTCGCAGGTGCCGACCAGCTCGATCTGGAAGGCGTTCGCCGTGTTCGTTTCGACACCGCCGAGCTTGTTCGCGAGGGCGCGCGCGGACTCGTCCACGTCGTAGTGCTGATACCAGCGGATCCGCTTGGCCGAGATGTCCGGCACGCCGGTCACGGTCGGGGCGAGCGCGCCGCCGTTGTAGGAGGGGAGGGTGCGGCCTTCCGTGGTGTGGACGACGCCGCAGTTAACCTCCATCGCCGACCCCGAGTACTGGCCGTTGCCGTAGAAGTACGCCTGCGAGGCGCCAGGGATCTTCTGCGGGCCATTCCTGGCCATACAGCCTCCAGGCATGAGAAACGCCCCGGCCGACGGCGCGGGGCGAGCGGATGGGGCGGCTACAGCGCGGTCTGGGCTGCGCTGATGCGGGTGACGCTGACGATGACGGCCGGCGGTACGGCTAGGGCCGCGGCGAAGGCCTGCACGGCGGCATCGAACGTCGGTGTGGGGACGACGCCCGCACCGCCGCCGATGGCGAAGGAGGCGCTGCTGCCGCCGTCGGCGCCGCCGTCGTTGACGGTGACCTGATACAGCGGGCGGCTTTCGTCGCTGACCGGCAGGCGCAGTTCAAGGTCGGGCACGGCAGTCTCCTTCAGGAGGCGGATTCGTAGGTGAGGGTCATGCGCATCGAGTTGCCGCTCGCCCAGGTCCCGGGGACGGACGGGCTGCCCTGCGACAGGCTGGAGGTGGTCGAGTTCGGCGGGAAGAACGGCGAGGTCGTGGAGGCCGTAGGGCTGATGACGACCTGGCCGCCGTAGCGGGCGCCGGTGACGAGGGCCTGGGCGTGTCCCACGCGGTTGCCGGTGCCGGCCGCTGCGGCGGCGACCGGCAGACTGAAGGAGTAGTTGCCGCTGCCGTAGGTGGTGGTGGACCCGCAGGTCAGTTCGATGTGGACGTCGTAGCGGCGCCCGACTTGCAGGTATCGGCCTGTCAGGGTGCCGTTGCCGAGTGAGGGGTTGGAGCCGGTCGCCGTCCAGGTGGGGGTGTACGTCGACCAGGCGCCGAAGAAGCTGTTGAACTGGCCGGCGATCTCCTGGTTGAGCAGGGCCGCGGTCACCACCTCGCCCACGACCCACGTTCTCGGTGCGAAGGTCACCGCCCAGCCTCCTCAGTCTCGGAGTCGGGGTGCCACCAGTTCTGTTCGGTGGGCAGCAGGCCGGCGACGGACGTTTCGGCCGCGGCGGGGTCCTCGGGGAAGGTGAGGCGGAACCAGCCCGCCCGGCACTCCGTGCACGCCATCCGGGGGTCTGCGGGCGTGACGACCTGGGCGGAGCCGCAGGGGCAGTCCGCCACCCAGCGACCGTGGTTGATGCGGGCGTACAGCGGGTGTCCGATGACGAAGCCGTCCGGCGGCGGGATGCGCCGCTGCTGACGGACCTCGGCCCAGCGGAAGACCCGCTCGGCCGGCGCGACCGTCTGCCACGCGTCCGGCGGCATGCCGGGGGGCGGCAGGTAGAACGTCTCTGCCCTGAGCACGGGCACGGGCATGCGCACCTCCTAGTAGGCGAGCCGCGTGGTGGCGCCGAGGACGGAGTAGACGGGGTCGTCCAGCACCCACACCGTGTCGGTGACGGTGCGCGAGGTGAGGAACTGGATTGTGTGCTGGTTGTGGCGGATGTCCTCGCGGTAGCCCTCGACGGTCACGGACATCGACGGTGCGGGCGCCTGGTCGGGCATCGACGTCACCGTGAGCACGGTGGAGATGTCGGCGGCCATGAGGGTGCGGTAGGTGGTCTGGCCCATCGTGTTCGCCTGGATTTTCACGCCGCGCAGTTCCGACGTCGGGGTGGCGTACCTGTAGAGCAGCCAGTTCCCGAGGTCGGTCACGACCAGGTCGGATGTGCACAGGGTTTCGACGCTGCGGCCGATCGGGCCGCGTGCCGCCTTCGAGGCGGCGTGCACCATGCGCTGGGTCGCCCCGCCCGGCCGGGTCAGCGTGAGGACGTTGGCGACCTTCTGGGTGTCGTAGGCCAGCTCGAAGTCGTCTGGCTCGAAATCCGCGTACACGATGCTGAGCGCGGAGGTCGGGTTGTAGCGCACCGACCGCGCCTGCAGCGTGACCATCGGGGCGCCGCGGGATGCGTACAGCTTTCCCGACTCGGTGGCCTCCACATCCCGCAGGTGCTCCAGGCAGGTGCGGCCCAGCGCGGCCTGCTCGGCGATGCCGGTGGTGAAGATGCCTACGTCACTGAAGTCCAGGCCGACGTAGGCGGTCAGCCGGTGGGCGCGTTCGTCAGCGGTCTCCCCGGCGTGCCCGGTCATACCGCACGTGTAGTGGTCGGCGAGGCTGGAGGCCGACATCGAGGTGTCGAGGTAGACGGCGACGTTGCTGATGCTGCCTGACCACAGGGTTGAGCCGTTCTGGCTGGCCCCGACAGTGAGGGTCGACAGATCCTGCACGGCCAGGATGGCGGCGAACGCTCCGAGGCTCACCCCGTCGACGTACAGCTCCTGGGCCTCGGCGTCGTAGATGACGTGGTGGAGCTGCCCGTCGGCCAGGTTGGTGGCGCCCGCGGTCACCGTGGACGCTGCCACGCCGGGCTGCTTGGACTCCACCGACAGGAACCCGGTCGCGGACGCGAGGTACAGGATCAGGTAGTAGCCGCGGTCAGGGCTGGCGATCGTCAGGATGTTGCGGCCGGCCGTGGACGTGGAGAACCAGGCTTCGATCAGCAGCTGCTGGGTGAACGAGGTGGCCTGGAATGCGGTGCCGAGTTCGGCGCGCAGGTACTTGCCCGCGGTCGCGGACGCCGGGGTGAACAGGGGCGCCCCGGGCATTCCCAGCGGGGCGGTGCCCGCACCGAACTGAAGTGTTCCGCCGGCGCCGGTCTGCTGGATGGCCAGGGACTGCGGCCCGGTCAGCCCGGAGACGTCACCGGCCGAGGTGGCAGCGGAGTCCTCGTCCATGGGGTAGTAGGCGTTGGGCCCCCACAGCAGCACCTCTTGCAGGAGCATCGGCCGCATCTGTTCATCGGCGCGCGACAGCACGCCCAGGACGTCCGTCGCCGTGATCGTCACCTTGGAGTACAGGCCGCTCCAGTGCACGGGCCACCCGTTGACCATCCCCCAGAACCGCTCATGCAGCTCGGCCGCCGTGCTGTCGAAGGCCGTTGCCGCGGCGGCCTCTTCGACCTGGACAGCGTCGACGAACACGATGTCGCCGGCCGCCGGGGTCGTCGACGGGATGACCTGAAGGGTCATCACGGACGCGGTCGCGGTGAACGTCACGGTCAGCCGGGTGTAGGCGTCGTTGACGGCCGATGCCGACGAGGTGACTCCGCCCATCCGGATGCGGACGGCGACGTCCCCGGCGGGCACCCGCACGTAGGCGCTGGCGGTGCAGGTGGCGCCGATGGTCAGCCCGTACACCGTGCTCTGGAAGTAGTCCGAGGCGGAGGCGTTCCAGGCGATTCGGGCGGCCTGCGTGCCGGACTGCACCGGCGTGCCGACGGTGAAGGCCTCGACACCGGCAGGCCAGTCCCACGTGCTGACGCTGCCGTCCTCGAAGGACGGGTTGCGCAGGAAGTTCTTCGTCACGGTGGCGACGCTGACTTTGACCGGCACACCGTCGATGACGTTCGGGTAGTACGGCGAGGAGGCGTTCTCGGGGGTGAGGGCGCCGTCCGAGTTGTCGAGGGTCAACGTGCACGTGCCGGCCTGGATCTGGGACAGCTCGTCCTGCGCACCGCGGGTGATGGAGATCCCCGCGTTGATGATGTCGACGCGGGACGTGATGTCGGTCCAGGTGCCGCCCGTTGCCACGGCCTCGGTGAGTGGCGTCCCGAACGCCGCCTCCACACACACCCGCGTCATGCGCCCATCCCCCTTCGTGTCAGTGAGGTCACGCCAGGCCGAGGCCGTCGCCGCCCTGGGTCCTCTTCAGCTCGAGCAGGGCCTGGCGCGCGGCGCGTCCGAAGCCGAGCTGGTCGACGACCGCGCCGTGGACGTGGATGTGGATGTCGCCGCCGCCACGCCGGGCCCCTGCCACGGCCGGGCGGCCGACTGCGACGGGGCGACCGGCCATGTGTCCTGTCATCCGTCCGGCGACGGTCTGCATGGCCCGGTCGACGTGTGGCAGGCCGGCCAGGACGCCGACGGCGACACCGCGGGCGGTGTTGATGCCGTCGGGGATCATCGCGCGGGCGGGGCTCTTGATCCCCAGGGCCTTGCGCAGAGCCCTCTGCATGGCCCTGGCGATCTTCTCCATGGCCTTCTCCAGCTCTCCCTGCTGGGAGGTCAGACCTGCGAGGAACCCTTTGGTGGCGTTCTTGCCGGAGTCGTAGAGCTTGTCGGCGCCGACGCGGCCGAGGGTCGCCGTCGACGCGTCCAGCTGCGACTGCAGCTTGTTGATCGAGTTGAACGTCATCTTGTCCGCGCCGACCAGCGCGGACGCGTAGGCGTACCCGGCTTCCGGGCCCATGTTGAGGATCTGCCGCAGCAGCCCCTTGTTCAGGCCCTTCTTCGCGAGGATCCCGATGTAGGTGGTGAACTGCTTGATCTGCGCCAGCTTCGAGGCGAGGCCCGCCTTGATGCCGCCGGCGGTGACCTGCTCGGGTTCCATACCGAGGTTGGACAGGCCCGCGCCCTCGCGCGCCGACGAGGTAAGTTCACCGGCGTACTTCTTCGCCGCAGCGATCCGGGCGGCGATCTTGTCCCGCTTCGCCGCGGCGGACAGCAGCCTCTGCGTCTCCCGGTTGACCATCGCGACCAGCCGGTTGTCCTTCGTCCCACCGAAGGCGGCCCAGATGTCCTTCGCGAGATCCTTCGCCGTCGCCTTGATCTTGGCCTGGCTGCCGGTCAGGCCAATGATCATGCCCTTGCCGACGTCGGCCATCAACGCCTTCGTCTTCTTCGACGGCGACGCGATCTCCAGCTCATCCCGGATCCCGCCCGTGACCTGAGCCGCCATCGCCCGGGCCGCGGCATACACGCCGCCACCAGAACCGAGGCCCACAGCCAGGCCCTGCGCGGCGGCCCGGCCCGCGCCGAGCGTGCCAGACATGATGGCCTTCGTTTTCGTCGCGTCGACCACGCGGGCGGCCTCGCCGAACAGCACCAGTTCGGGCCCGTTCTCGCCGACCATGGCCATCTCGCCGGCCTCGGGCGTACCGCCTGCCGCGTACTTGCTGACGCCGCCCTGCCCAGTGACAGGCCGCGTGTCAGTGCTGTACGTGGCGATGGTCTGCCGGACGGTGGTGATGGTGACGCTCTTGTTGCGCAGGCCTGCGATCGCCGCCTGGATAGCGCGCACTGCGGCGCTGGCCCGGTCGCGCGCGGACAAGGTGATCGACTTGTCCTTGAGTGCGTCCCGTGCGCGCTGAACCGCGCCGATGGAACCTTGCGCGGTCTTCGTGTCGGCGGTGACCTTGAAGCGGCCGTCCTTCATCCGCTCGACCTTGAAACCCAGGTCACGCAGCATGCCAACGGCATCCTTGGTCAGCGCGGAGACGGTGACCGACTTCTTGCCCGGGGCCTTCTTGATGGCGGCGACCACTGAGTCGAGGCCGCGCACGGCATCCTCGGTGCGCATCTCCAGACGCATCTTCGGAGACGGCATCTTCAGCAGCGTCGCCGCGAGTGCCTCGGCTTCCCGGCGGTTGCCGGTGATCGCGGCGATGTTGTCGACGAGGGTCTTTCGGCCCTTGTCGTAGATGCCGTTGACGGTCTCCCAGCTCGCGCCGTTCTCGCGGGCCTTCGCCGCGGCGTCCTCGGTCGCCGCCGCCATCTGGCTGAGGGCGTCGCGGTTCGCACGGCCCTTCTCGGTGCCGGCGTCGAGGGTCCTGCCGTTCTCCTGCAGCGACTTGGTGACCGCGTCGATCGCGGCCTCCATCTTGGTCTGCGCGTCGAAGGCACTGCGGCTCGTCTCGGACAGGGCGACGATCGACTGGCGCAGGCCGTCCGCGCTGAGCTTCTGCGCAGCCAGCTTCTGCTGCACGACCTGGGCCTGCGCGCCGAAGACGCCCTGAGCCTCGGCCGCCAGCTCCGCCTCGAACTTGGCGTCGGCCAGGGCGGCCTTGTAGTCCCCCAGTTCCTTGGTGAACTCGGCGGTGTCCCGGCCACCCTTGCCGTACTCGGCCGTCAACCGCTTCACCGCGGCGGCAGCCAGGTCCGAATCGCCGCTGGCAACCAAGTTCGCCAGGGCCTTGTCGATCGAATCGATGTTGGCCTTGGCGTCCTTCACTGGGGTGGAGTCCCAGCCCGTCCACCCGACGAGGAACTGCTGCACCTTGTCCGTCGTCGACGGGTCGGTCAGGGACCGGACCTTGTCGTACAGGCCGCCCAGGTCCTTGCCGAAGGCGTCCGCTACCTCACCGGTCGTCTTGCCGGTGGCGCCCAGCTGCTTGAGCGAGGTGGTCAGCTTGTCCACGTCCGGTGGCGCCTGCTCGCTGCGCTGGGCCAGTTCGCTCAGCGCCAGGACCAGCAGGCCGATACCGGTGCCGGCCACCGCCACCTTCGCGGTACGCGAAAGCGCCGCGATACCTGCTCGGGCGGCGGCCATCCGGCCAGGCGTAGCTGCCGCAGCCGAGTTCATCGCCAGGATCTGCGCGGCGAACCCCACGATCGCGGTACGGCCGGCAGCCAGTCCGAGTGCGGCAACCTTCGCCAGCTTCAGCGCCAGGACCAGCTGCAGGATGGTGGCGATCGCTCCCGGCGGAACAGCGGAGACGATGTCCGCCAGGACGTCGACGACCTGCAGCAGACCGACACCGACGTCGCTGCCCGCCTGCAGCACGTTGATCAGGGCGCTCGCCACGCTGGACAGCACGCTCGCCACGGTCGGGCCCTGGGCGCGCGCCCACTCCATGAACTCGCGGGCGTTGCCGCCGACCTCGCCGCTGTCGCCGGTGCGCAGCACGCGGACGATCTCGTTATTGACGCTGCGCAGCGTCTTCTGCGCGAAGTTGGTGAACTTCGAGTTGAGGCGGTCCAGGCCGGGCGAGGCCATCTCCCCGCCCATGATCGTGAGGAACCGGTCGGTCTCGGCCGAGGTCGCCTTGACCAGTCCGGACGTCTTCGGCAGCAGGGCATTGGTGAGCTGCAGGCCCTTGGTGACCGGAGCCATCGTGTCGCCGGCCAGGCTGTCCGACCAGTCCCGGTATTCGTCCTTCAGGACGCTGAGGGCCGCCGCCGTCTCGCGCGTCTCGGGCGGCAGGGTGGCCATGATGCGGGCGTAGTCGGCCTGCGCCTGCGTGGCCTCCTGCGACTGGGCGCCGCTCTTGGCGACGGCGTCCTCGTACTTCTTCTGTGCGTCGGCAGCTTCGCCGAGCTGGGCGATCTGCGGGGCGATCGCCGCCCCCATCGCGGCGACCGCGACCGCCACGGTGCCCGCCCCAGCGGCGATCGGCGCCAGCGACGCAGCCACCGGGACGGCGGCGGGCGCGAACAGTAGAGCTGTCTTCTTCAGCTCGCCCAAGGCCTTGCGGCCGGCCTCGGTGTCGCGCTGCATCCCGGCCAGATTCCGGGTGGTGTTGCTGGTGAAGCGACGGACGGCGGCGTCCCCGTTGATGGACATCGCCAGCAGTCGTCGGCCGAGCCGGTCACTGGCGTCGCCCGCCCGGTCCAGGACCCGGGAGAGCTGGTCGCGGCCGGTGAGGACGAAGTTCATCGACGGCACGGGCTACGCACCGCCTTCCGCTTGCAGGGCCTGGTGCTGCTCGATCCAGGCGGTGAGGTTGTAGAAGTCGGTGACTGTCAGGCCGTCGACTCCGTCAGGGGGGATGTGGAGGAGGTGGGCGAAGAGTCCGAGGTAGACGTCGCGGGCGTAGGCGATGTCGGGCTCGGGCTCGAAGGCTCGCCCTGCGCGAGCTCCGGCTCGTCCGGCGGGGCGCTGGCTGTCTCCTCGGCCGCCGCTTTTGGGCCCCAGCTCCGTGCGCCGAGCAGACGCAGGGCGTGCTCGGGGTCGGCCGCGACGTCAGCGATGCGGCTGGAGATGACGCGTTCGATGGGTTCCCATTCCGCGTCCTGGTCGACGGCCTGCAGCGTGGCGTCGAGCCAGCGTTCGATCTCCTCGTTGTCCATGCGGGAGGTCATCTCGGTGACCCCGGGGTCGAACTCCCCGAACCGCAGCGAGGGGTTGGACCGCTTCTTGATGACCCAGACGATCCCGCGCATGGCGTCGAGGTCGTCCTGCTCCAGGCCGGAGAGGATCTCCTGCCACTTCATGTCGACGGTGCGCTGCACGATTGCCGCCTCGGACACCTTCAGGCTGGAAGCGTCGTACTCCTCGCGCTCGCCGTCCTTGGGCGTATAGATGATGATCAAGGTTGCTCCTATTCGAGGCGGCGGCGCACGTCGTCGACGACCCGGGAGACCTCGCGGGTCATGCGCTCCTGGTGAGCGCGCACGGTCTTGTCCCACCACAGAGGGGTGGCGTTCTGCTGCGCCCAGCGGCGCTTGTTGCCGAACACGGGATGCCGGATGCGGCCGGTGTTGATCACGGTCGGCATGTTCTTCAGGTCCGGTGGCAGCCGGTCGCGGTCCACCCACACGCGGGCGCCCGGGGTGCCGCCGGTCCGGACGGAGATGCGGATGGCTTCGGCGATCGTCGCCCGCAGCGGGCGGGTCGTCGGCGACGGCCCGCCCCTCTTGCCGGCGGCCCGTCCCTGCGAGCTGATGTCGAGGTGGCGGATGGTGTCCTGCAGGTCCTCGCGCAGCGGCTCGGCGGCTCGGCGGATGCGGCGCAGGTAGGACTGGCGGATGTTTTCGTGTCCGGCCCGGCGCAGCCGCCTCGACAGGTCGAGCAGCTGGCCGGTACCGGTCACGCGAATTTGTCCGACCACGACCAGCTCACAGGGTGACGTCGGTCGAGATGTATTCGATCTTCGGCTGGTTCGTCCCGTCGTACAGGCCGACGAAGTTGAACGTCGGCTTGACGACGCCGAAGCCGTCGACGACGGGCGGCCCCTCGTCCAGGCGGATCGCGGGCAGGGTGACCCGGAAGGTGTCGAAGTAGGTCGTCTCGATCTGCTGGCCGACGAACTCCCACACCAGCGACGTAGCGGCGTCCGAGGTGTGCAGGTCGTCCAGGGTGGTGGCGACGTAGTCGGTTTCCAGACTGCCCGTGATCTTGACCTGGTCGTTCTCGATCGGCTCCTTCTTCAGGCCAGATGCCCCGGCGTAGAAGCGCTCGACGTCCTGCGGCCTCTCCACCTTCACCGACACCTTACGGATGCCGTCCAGCGCCGTCTCCGCGCCGAAGCCGCCCGCCTTGACCGCCATCTGCCCGAAGTGGAACGGCGACATGTTCGCATACGACGCCGCGGCCAACGTCTGGCCCTCGTCGCAGTCACGGCCGTCGAACTCGAACGACCCGGTGAGCATGCCGCCCACCTCGCACGAGAACTCCCCCGACGTGACCTTGCAGCCCAGAAAGGACTTGTCCGTCACCGTGCCCGTCGTGAGCGGCACACCCTTCTGAATCGTCAACGACTTGCCCGCCACCGACGCCAGGGTGTGCGTCTGCAGGTAGGCCGCCGTCGTCGCCTGCTGCACCGGCGTCACGGTCGTACCCATCAGGGACTGCAACAGCAGACCCATCCCCTTGTTCGTGACCTCCAGCTCGATGCTGCCCTGCACCTCCTTGCGGGTCAGCACCCGGCGGGAGGACAGCGCCAGCAGACGGCCGGCCGCGATCCCCGCGGACTGGGCGGTCGTCTTCTTGAGAGCGAGGCTCTCCTTGGTGAACTCGATGAACTTCGTCGGCGCCACGAAGGTGCCGTAAGTCGACTCGGCGGCGATGCCCAACTGGGCGCCGAGACCGGATCCGATCGCCATGGATCAGCCCTCCTTCTGCGGCGCCGACTTGGCCGCGCTCGTCTTGACCGGCACGCCCTCGGGCTTCCCCTTCGGCTCCGCCGCCGCGGCATCCGCCCGTACCAGGCCCTGCCCCGCGGGAACTGCAGGCAGCTCCTCACCGACGGGCTCCTCGAACCCAGGAGGCGGCTCGACCTCCTCCCAGGTGGCGGGCTGGCAGATGTAACCCCCGTACCGCTCGTCGGGAACCTCGACGACCTCGTCCGGCTCGACGTGCTGGCCGTCGAGCTCGGGCACGGTCACCGGCTCGGGACCGATGAAGCGCACACGCGCCATCTGGAACTCCTCATCAGATGCGGGCGTGGCAGGTCACCGTGAAGCCCAGGACCGCCCGTGCGCCCTGGTCGGTGAAGGACTGTTGCAGCGACCCCTGCGTCAGGTGCGCCCACAGCACGGCGCCGTTCAACGTGGGCGCCTCCGGGTTCGCCCCCGAGGCGCGGATCGCGTTCTCGACCACACCCAGCAGCTCGAACGCGCGGGCCCGCACAGCGCTGAAATCTCTGTCGCCGCTCCAGCAGTCGATCGCGTTGGCGATCTCGAAATCCTCGTTGCGGGTGCGGGCCCCTGCAGCGTTGAACTCCTGGGTGAGCAGAGCGGACTGATCACCGCCCGGAGACCAGCCGACGGTGACGACGTCAGGGTCGGCCATGTCCGTGGTCGGCGGACCGTCAATCACCTGCACCTCGGACAGGGCAGGCGCCGCCCGCAGAATCGCCAGCAGGGCCGCGATGGCGCCCGGTACCGCCGAGGTCGCCATCTACGCCACCCCCGGCGGCTGCTTGTACGGCTCCAGCAGCTGCACGGCCCGGTTAGGGATCGCATATCCCAGACCGGGAATCGGCTCGGTGACGTCGAAGTCATCGACGCCGCGCTGCGGCCGGCCCGGGCCCTGCTGGGTACGCCACAAATGCTGAAGGATGATTTTCGCGGCGGCAGTGATGGCGGCCGGGACGATACGGCGCCCCGCCACGTAGGTGACACGCAGCGGGCCCGCCACCGTGCCGCCCGCCAGCAACTGCACGATCCCCGACGCGCCGTCCGTGCTGAACTCGCCGACGGTGTAGGTGGTGCCACCGGTCAGGATCGGAGCGACAGACGTCAGGGACAGAACCGGTGGCTGCCGCAGAGCCAGCGCCCGGGCCTTGCGCGCATCGTGATCCTCGACCACCGTGCGGACCACGACCGGACCGGTGAACACCTCAACGGCGGCTGTGACCGCCTCGATCCACCCGCGCACTTCGTCGTCATGCGCTGACGACACGATGTTCAGGTGGGCCTTGGCGTCAGCCAGGCTGAGGATTCCGGGCGGCGCCGCCTCCCGCACATCGAACGAGTCGGTGTAGGCGCCCGCGTTGACCCCGGTCGCGACCCACCGCACCACGTGCCGCCCGGGCTGCACGGTCGGGTAGTCGTAGGCGTAGGTACCCGTCGACGCCGGGGCGACAGGCGACACCGTCACCGCCGTCTGGTCGGGAAGCGTGACGGTCAGCGCCATCAATCCCGCGTTGGCCAGCGCCCCGGTGGAGTCCCGCACCGTCGTACCCAGCGGGACGACCGCCCCCAGGTCGAAGCTCATCCAGTCCCCCTCACCGTAGATGCCGTTCTCGGATTAGGGCCCGGCCCGGTGACGCTGCGCTGGAGCGGGCGCAGGCCGCCGGGCCGGGAGATGTTGAGGCTGTCGAGTTCCGCGAAGTCCGCAACGCCCGCGTCGCGGTGGGCCTCGAACAGCAGAGACAAGTCCGTATGCGAGGCCCACGCCGGCGACCCGGCAGTGCGCAGCACCGTCCACGCCAGTCCGTCCGCCGACGCCTCCCAATACATCGACGTGCCGTCCTCCCGCAGCCGCAGCCACGCATGCCCCACCGGGTCATACGCGGGAAAGACGGCGCCACCGTCCGCGTACCCGACCCGCAGGTACAACCCCATCGCCCCCTGCGCCCGGTCTACGAAAAACCCGGCATCAGTGCCGCCCACGCTGCTGAGTACCAGCAGCGAACAGCCCGCGGACGCGGCACCGCCAGGGGCAGGCGGATACACGCGCGCCGCGATCTGTGACCGCGACAGCGTGTACACACTCGCCGTGCGGGCGCCCGCATACCCCGTGGTGCACGGCACCCTCAGGCGGCCGGCCTGCTCGACCGGATCGCCGTAGGACTGCGACCAGACCGCCGGATTCAGGACGCCGTCATCGAAGCCGTCGACGAGCATCCCGAAGCCCGGCATGGCTCAACCCTTCCGCGCCGCAGGCTTGCGGCGGGCCGGAACCTCGCGGCCGGCCCTCTCAGCGGCCGGGCTCGCCTCCGGGGTCTCCATCGGATCGTCACGGACCAGCTCTGCACGGACCCCGTCGGCCCACTGGGCTGCCTCGGCGCCGGGCAGGTCGACCTCCTGCCCGGCCTCCCACGAGAAGCCCGTGCCCGCCACGCTGGTCAGCACGCGGATACGGGCCATCAGTCACCCAGCCCCTTGTGCAGGCTGTCGATCTCACGCTCCGCCTGGGCCTCGGCCGCCTTCACGGCCTCCTCCTGGGCGTCCTTCAGCGCCTTCACCTCGGCGTCCGGCTCGCTGCCGCCGACACCGTCCGGGTTTGCGGTGACGCCGCGGGCCGCGACATCGACGGCGGACGCGGCCTGCTGAGCGAGCTGCTCCTTCGCGGCGCCGAGCGCGACGTCCTTGTCGCCGATGAACTCGGGCCGCGTCTGCGCCATCGAGCCGTCCGCACGGCGGGAGGCCATGACAATGCGGTCGTGGTCGCCGTGCTCGGCCGCGGCCGGCGTCGGCTTGTCCTGCAGCACACCGGTGTCGCTGACGCCTGCCGGGGTGTCCTTCTTCGGGGTGGTCGCCATGACGGCACTCCTCTCTGCCAGCGTCAGCTGGCCGCGTTGCGGTAGGCGCGAATCGCGGACGCGTCCTGCGGGGTACCGTCCGCTCGCGCGAACGCCAGGAACCCGACCTGCAGGTAGTCGGCGTACCGCTCGGCCAGGCGAAGCGTCTGCACGTCCTGCACGTCACGGATCAGGTAGCCGGCGTAGAAGTCGCCGAACAGGATCGACTTGGCGCTTGCGGCCATCGCGGGCATGTCCTGGTTGACGACGTAGCCGTAGCCAAGGACCCGGTCCGGAACACCCGCCTGCACCGACGGCTGCCACAGGTACTGGCCGTTGCCGTCCTTCAGCTTGCGGACCGAGGCCAGTGTGGAGTCGGCCCACATGAACTGCACGCGGCCCGAGTTGCGGTAGGCCGGGTCCACGGAGTGCACCAGGTCGATCAGGTCGTCGCCGGTGACCGATGTGGTCTGGCCGGACGCGCCGGTCTTGCCGATGGTGGCGTTGGTCTGCACGCCCTCCGGCTGGGCGGTGCCCGTGCCGGTCGTGAAGTGCGTGTTCTGGATACGGCCGATGCGCTCGCCCAGCTTGCGGGCCAGCCAGTTCTCGAAGTCCAGCACGGCGTCGTTCAGCAGCTGCAGGGACACCCGCACCAGCTTCGACGTGTACATGTACGCGCCGATGTCCTGCTGGCCGAGGGTCACGTCCTGCTCGGTGACCTGCGTGTTCTCGGCGAGGATCGCACCGACGTTGCCGGTGTCGTCGTTCGTCGGCCACGGCAGCGTCACACCCGACTCGGTGGTGATGGTCTCGGCGACCTGCCGCATGGCGCCGTAGAACTTCATCGTCTCGACCATCTTGGCTCGGAAGGCGGGCGGGACGACGTAGCCGCCGGCGGCGCCGGTGGCGACGCCCTGGGCTCGCAGTTCCTTGCCGTCGACCCAGCCCGAGCGCAGCACGGTGCGCTCCTCCGAGGTCAGATCCTGGGTGCCGTCGCGCAGCCAGGACCGCCAGGCGTTGCTGTACGCCTCGACGCCGTCGACGCCGCCGTGACGGGCGCGGGCCTCCTCCTCCTCCTGGGTGTCGCCGCGGCCGTCGATGACCTGGTCGTAGTCGACGGCGGCCAGCCGCTCGGCACGCTGGTGGCGCTCCTCGCGCTCGATGTCCGCCGACAGCCGCTCGACGTCGGCGAGGGCCGCGTCCCAGGCGGAGCGGTCCTCGGCGGACATCTCCTCCTCGGATGCCGCACGGTTCTGGAACTCCTGCGCCTTGTCCCAGGCGCTGGCCCGCTTGTCCAGCAGGCTCTGAAGGGTGGGCATGCTGCCTCCAGCACAGATAGCCCCACGCCGGGTCGGCAGGGGCTGAGGGATGGGATTGGGTGCGGCTACCGCGCCAGGCGGTAGCGGGCGGCGAGCGCCTTCATGCGCATCGCCTGACGGCCCCCAGTGGTCTCTCCCGGCTGGGTTGCGTCGCTGCCCCGAGTGGCCGCAGCAGCGGCCGGCTCGTGGCGGAAGTCGAGGAGCTCGGGCCGGTGCTCGGCCCGGCGGTCGAACGCGGCGTCGTCGCCGCGGGCCGCCAGTGCGACACCGACGGAGCGCAACGCGGCGTCGGTGCCCTCGTAGGCGGGGAAGGTTACGGCGGACACCTCGAACAGCTGCACCTCGCGGATGATGCGCAGCTCGGCCTCCATGTCCCCCTCGGACGTGGAGACGGTGACCGTCTCCCAGTCGTCCTTGACGGTGCGGAACCCGAAGGACATGCCGGTGATGTTCTTGTTCTCCAGGTTCACGACCAGGTCGGAGACGTAGGACAGACGGACGTCGAGGTCCGCGTCCACAGCCAGGCCGACCTTGTCCTGCGACAGGCGCAGGGAGTCGGCGGAGACGCGTGCCACGACCAGCTGAGTGTTGTGGTCGACGAGGAACCGGGCGTCGCCCTCCGTCAGGGTCTTACTGAACGCGCCCGGAGCGATCTCCTCGTAGAACCCCCACGTCAGCGGGTTGCCGATCGCGGTGCGCTCGTTGAACACGGCCGCGTGCCCGCCGAAGCGGCGGGCCTTCTGCTCGTCTTCGGCGGCCCGCAGCTGCACCCCGGCCACGGCCAGGGCGAGGTCACGCCGCTCCTCAATCCTGGTCATCGTTGCCGCCTTCCTGCGGAGGGTCATCGGAGTTGGTGCCGGCCGCGGTCGGGTCGGAGCCCAGCGGCGCCATGGACATCGGCTGCAGATACATGTCGCCCTCCGGCCCCTCGATCGGGGTGAGGTCTTCCAGGTCCCGGATGTCGTTCGCCGAGAAGGCGCCCGTATCGCGCATCGCCCGGTAGAACACCGCCCGCGCCTGTGAATCGCCGCGCAGCAGGCCACCCAGCTGGTACTTGGCGTATTGCGTCTTGGGCAGCAGCTCCTTCGTCACCCGCTGCTCCGTAGGCGTCAGCCACGTCGGCGCCAGATCCCACGTCACAAAGCCCTGCGCCTGCTGCTCAAGGCCCGTCCCCCAACTGGTGGACTTCTGCGTCTCCATCAGCAGATACAGCGGCACACCGAACATTCTCGCGATCTCGGTGATCTGGAACTGGCGCGACTCCAGAAACTGGGAGTCCTTATACGGCATCGTCACCGGATGAAAGCTCGCGCCCGAGTCCAGCACGGCGATGTCGTGGGCCGACTCGATCCCCGACAGCTTCGCCTTCCAGCCCGCCTTGAGCTGCTCGGCCTGCTCCTTGTTCAGCCGCTGCTCCGTCTGCAGCACCCCGCTGATCATGTTGCCGGAGCCGTACAGCTTCGCGGCCGCCTTCTCCGCGGCGATCCCCAGGCCGATCCCCTCCGCCGCCGCACGGATCGGAGAACAGCCCGTCACCCCGTCATAGCCGAGCGCCGGCAGATGCAGAATCTCGGCGGTCGTCCGCCGCTGCACCACGCCACTGTCATCGCGGATCCAGAAAACTTTGCCGCCCGGGTTCGCCTCGCTCGGCTTCTCCCGGTCCACCCTCACCCGGTCCGGGCGGATCGGCCACAACTGCACGATCTGACCGGCATTGTTGCGCACCTTCTGCGCATAGCCGTTGCCCCACAGCAGCCGGTGCACGTACAGCAGCCGCCACAGCTCGAACCGGGTCAGCTCCGGGTGCGGATCATCCAGCAGCTTCGACGACTTGCGGTCCTTCGTCCCCACCGCATACGTGTGCAGCGGCAGAGACGCCGACACGTTCGCGATCACCGCGACCGCCCGCCACACCGCCGGCATGTGCAGCGCACTCGTCTCCGTCACCGCCACACCCGACTCGGCCGCAGGGCCCGCCAGGAGTGTCGTCAGCGACGGCGCCGTCAACGGAACCGCCGGATTCTCCACCGAAGCACGCCGATCAAACAGCCCGAACAAGCTCATCGGGCCCCCTTGCTCCGCGTGCGCTTCCGCTCGGCCATCGCACGCTCAGCAGCCAGAGCCCCCGCCACACCGCCCACGATCATCGCCGCGGGCGGAAAGATCAGCCACAGCCCCAGCAGGGCGATCACCAGGCACGCCACCTCGAACAGGAACCAGGCCGCATTCACCATAGGTTCGGCGCCCCCTCCGGCTCCTCGACCTCAGCGCCGAGCCCCCACTTCGCCAGCGTTGCCGCCACCAGCGGGCTGATATCCACGCTCACCAGCCGCCGCGCCCACGCCCACGCATCACCCAGCGGGCGCTTTTGCGCACCCGCCAGAGCCGACGACAACGGCGCCTGATCGAGGTGAGACAAGGTCTGCTCGGCCACCGCGTCGAAGAACTGCCCGCACGCCGCGGCCACCTCGCGCGCTTTCGGCTGCACCACCTCGACACCGAGGCGCTCAGCCAGATCGGCGATCAGCGAGCCGGCCGGGCCGCCCGCGTCGACCACCCAGCAGCGCGGCCTCCACTTCTCGTGCAGCTCCGCGGCCCGGTCCAGGATCCACCCCGTGCCCGGCCGGTGATCCACCACCTCGACGTGCGTACCGCCCCGCCACTCCCCCGCCACCGCAATCGCCGCATGCGACCGCTCCGGCGTCATGTCGATCGCGAACGCCACCGGATCCGACGGCTCCGACTCCGCAGCCGCCAACGCCCGCCACGCGTCCTCACCGATCACCTGCCACGTGTCCGCCACGTCCGACGGATAGTCGCCCACACCGAGCCGCTCACGGGCGTAGCCGGCCGGGCTGAGCGTCATCCGCTCGTTGTGCACCTTGTCCAGCGTCAGCCGGTAGCCGACCGCCGGATTCGCCTTCAGGACCGCCTCATCCGAGGCCGCGTCATCGTGCGCCGTGCAGCCGTTCGGGCACTCGTCCAGGTGCAGGTCCGCGGACCACTCGAAGTACGCCAAGCTCGCATCCGGCGCACCCGCCTCGATCGCGGCCAGGGCCCGGCGGCGCAGACGGCCCAACTGCACGGACAACGCGCCGATGCCCGCTGACCCGAGGTACCAGATCTGCGGATTCTCGACAGCCGCCATCGTCGGCAGCAGCGCGTCCATCGCGTCGTCACCGAGGATCATGTCCTCGTCGAGGATGTTGCAGTCGCCGGTGAAGCCGCGGCCCGAACCCTTCGAACGGGCGATGAACCGAAGCACCTGCCCCGAGTGCAGCTCGATCGACTCCTCGCCGACCGTGTACCGGTACGCCTTCACGCGTTTGTGCAGGTCAGGACACCCGCGAATGAGGCGCTCGATACGCTTGAAAGCGGCCTTCGCCGTCTTGAACTCGTGCGCCGAGTGCAGGATCAACTGCTCGCCGCCGATGAAGAGACCCCACAGTTCGCGGGCCTCGATGATGCCGCCCTTGCCGTTCTGCCGCGGCACGTTGACGACGCACTCGAAGGCGGCCCAGCTACCGTCCGGCTTCTCACCCATCCCGCGGCGCAGCACGTACTGCTGCCACGGGTCCAGCTTCAGGCCGGCCCGGGCAGCAAGGTCGATGGCCTCCTGGCCGGCGCTCGATGCCGACGGCGGGACAGTCTCGATCGGGGGCTGCTGCCAGCCGTAGACGCGGCCGTCGTCACTGCCCGGCCGCCTGCTTGCGGGTTGCTTCTCGGCGCTTCGCTCGCTGCTCAGCAATGTCATCGACCGTGTCCCCCTTCGCTTCGACCGGTGCGAGCTTGCGGAGGTCGGCCATGATCGAGCGGAGCTTGTCGGCGCCGACCGCTCGCGCAGTCAAGGCCTCCGTCTCGTCGATCGACTGGGCCAGGGCTCGGGCGACGGCCGCCATGCCGGGGGAAGTCTCATCGGCGTGAAGATCGTCAAGCTCGGCGGCGATCTTGTCGGCGACGCTCATGATCACCTCCGCCGTGACGCAGCGTGACATCACACAGAGTGACCGCCCACTAATTCAGTCGAACCGAGTTCACGGTGATTAGCGGCAGGATTTGGCCGCGCAAAAAATCGGGCGACAAGGGCGTTTGGGTCGCCCGGTATCGTTCTGAACTTTCGACCCAGCCCTCCCCTAATCGGACTGACCGAGGGCCGATCGCCGCCACTTCCGGCCTGGCTCATCCCCACCCAGGTCACCCGACGTGACCTCGCGTCACCAGGACCGGGACGCCTGCGGCATGGCCTCATGCGGCAGCTGGCGTCGAGCGTTGTACCAGCGCGTTGCGACCCGCTCCATATCGACGGAACGCATCGCCTTGATGCGCTGCATAACGATGTCCTGGCCCGGGTCTACGGTCACGATGCGTGCCTTGAGCCGCTTGTACTTCGCCATCGCCTTGCCGTTCGGCATGGTGTGGATCAGGTAGACATCGAGCTGGTCGAGCAGCTCGAACGCTGCGTCCATGGCCGCGTACCGGGCGCGGTGCGCGACCCGCAGGTGCAGCGGGTGCTGGCTCCACTGCGGTGCGCCTGGTCCGGTGAGCGCGGACGTGATGCGGTCGAGGTCGATGACGATGTCCGTCGGCTTGGCGTGCGCCTCGATCCAGCTGGACTTACCCGCTGCGGGAGGGCCGGTGACGACGTACAGCACAGTGCGTCACCGTTCAGTGATGGGGCCACGGATACGGTTGGAGCAGGTGTCCCGATGCATTCCCGTGGCCGACCAGTAGCTGCACTCTGCGTAGTTACGGTCCTCGCATGTGCTGGGATTGCGGTGACATGCAGCGCATCGTTGGATGCCGTGTGCGGGGCATTTCGCGACGGGGTTAGGGAAGCAGGGTCCAGCGTGATCGTCACATGATGACCCGGTGTACAGCCACCGCATGCCATCGCCAGTGGCGTGACTCCCTTGGTGGCCGGGGCGTAGCACACATTCCCTGTCGAGGTCAGTCGCGACGGCGCCACTGAGGCTGGGGGCGATCTCGCCGCAGTGCTCTGCGGGTGTCTTCCTGCTGGCCATCCCGAACGGGGTCACGCTTACCACCTCCGTGACGCTCGCTGCGGTGCCACCTTGGGCGGCGTGGTCCGGTTGCCGCGGCTGCTGTTGCACCGCCGGTGCGCGGCCCGCGCGTTGGCCGGGTCGAGCAGGTTCCCGCCCTTCGACAGCGGCACCTGATGGTCGAGGGTGAAGGACAGCGGGTGCCGGGCATCGAGCTCGTAGCCGATGTTGTGGCCGCACAGCCAGCACGGCAGCCGCTGCGAGCGGAGCCAGTCGACGAGGCGGCGGTAGGGGCGCCCGTTGCGGGGATTACCGACCACGGGCGCTCACCCCCTGGGCTATGGAATGGGGACGCTGGTGCAGCTGGGGTCGTCGACGCACTCAGCGACCTGGTCGCGGTTGGCCTTGCTTACCTGCTGGAGGCCTTCCATGTAGCGGTCCAGCCTGTCGCCTTCGGGCAAGCCGTCGCATGCTGCGGGCTCGTCTTCGATGCCGACGTCGTCGTTCTGCCGGATTACGTCAGCCCACGCGTCCACGCACGCGGTGCGGGCGACTGCCGGGTCAATGGTCTTGGTGACAGTGACTGTGGGCGCGACGGGCTTGCCGTCGCTGCTACCGGAGCACGCTGTGAGGGCGGCGAGGGTGAGCAGGGCTGCGCAGGCGGCTGTACGGGCGTGCATGGTCCCCCCAAGGACATTCGATGCTGAGGGGGCATCATGCGCCGGGCGTGGGCGCCGTGGGGCTGGTGTGGCCGTGTTGTGACCCGCACGGGTGGAAGCCCCGCCGCCCGGGGAACGGGCACAGACGGCGGGACGGTCAGGCGGCGCGGGCGGCTTCGCGCTCGGCCAGGATGCGCTTGACCTCGTCGAGGTCGGGCCGGTTGTACAAGGTGGGCACCCCTCGGCCTTCACCGCGCATGGCGGGTTCAAGGAGGCCGCGATGGACCCACTGCCGGATCGTGGACGGGGCGACTCCCGCGTACTCGGCGGCCTGCTTGTTGTCGAGCAAGTCGCGCGCGTAGAAGCTGTGGAGGCGGCTCATCACACCCCCTGACATGCGCAAACCCCCGCCGGAGAGACGGGGGTTCGTGTGGCTTTTGAGGCATAGGGCTATCGCCTGCACTCAGTGTTACAGCAGGTCAGAGGGTTTTGCAAGCATTAGCGGATCACTGCTGGTTGTTGGTCTTGGCCCACACTCCCTTGTTCTCGGTGTGGATTTTGCGCCGGTCGACGTGGACGGGACCGTTGATGTGGTTGTGAATCTCGGGCGGTGCGGCCAGTACGACTTCCTTGGCGCGCTTGGCGAGGCCACTCAGTGCCGCGATCGGAATGGCGAAGCCGATGGGGGCGCCGAAAACGATGGCGCACACCACGGGGTCGGCGAACCGGGACACGTACAGGACGAGGGAGAAGCTGCCGCTGCAGATCGCGGTGGCGACGCTGGTGGACAGGACGCGGACGGCGTAGTCGACCGCGGCTCGGCTCTGCGGCGGGATACCCGGTTGTGGTACGGGCGGGGCGGTGCCGATGCGTGATCCGTCCTGCCATGAAGGCACGTCGGGATCGTCGTTACGGATTCTCTTCGGGATGGCGTCGGCGAGGGCTTCCTCGACGGCGTTGGCGAGCTTCGTGACCTCGGCCCGGTCGGTGGGCTCAGGCTGTGCGGGCATGGCTGGGGCTCCTTCCGGGCGAAGACGGGCGGCCCGCCCTTTGCGGGCCGCCTGTGGGGCTACTTGGACGAGACGGAGTCGACGGTGTCGATGCTGGTCCGGGCGCCGTTGCCGACCATGTCCTGCATCTTCTTGACGACGTCCGCGCCGACCGGGGTGGCGACGAGGAGCACCCAGAACACGGACACGGCGATGAACTCCCGGGGCCGGAAGGACGAGTCCTTCTTGAACCAGATGGCGAGGCCGATGCAGGCGATGAAGAACAGAGTGCTGATGGCGATGGTCACGAGTGATCTCCCTTAGGCGCTGATGGATTCGGTGTCGAGCGGCTGCGCGGTGTGCCAGTCCTGCTTGATCTTGGTGAGCTTGCCGAGGCGTTCCAGGCGGGCCGTCGCGTTGGCGACGTTCTGGCGGGTCAGATCGGTGGCTTCGGCGATCTGCTTGTTACGGCGGGCGCCTCCGTCGACAGCGCTCCATACGAGCTGGGAGCGCGTCGGGGGCACGAGATCGTCCAGGTCGTCGTCTTCGACGTCCGCGTCAGCGACCGCGGGTTCCTGCGTGGCCGTCCTGAGATCGACGGTCTTCTTGTTCTTCTTCGCCTTCTCCTCCTCTTTGGCGACGAGCTCGCGCAGGAACGCCTCCTCGCCGGCGGCGTCGAGGTCGCGGTATTCGTCACGGCGCAGGTATGCGAGGCCGGCGGGCCCGGCCTTGCAGGCGGCGTCGGCTTCCTGCGAGCTGATGGACTGCAG